TCGTCGAGAAGGACGGCTGGATCGCCGGGCGGCTGCGCCGGGCGGGCGAGCGCCTGAGCCTGAGCGAGCGGGCGGCGAAATACGAGCATGTCCGCCCGGCAGGGGAGGCCGCGCCCGTGATCGCGCCTGTGATCGCGCCTGCCGACGCGCCTGCGCCGAAGCGCGGCGGAAAGGGCGCCGCGTGATCGGCATGGGCCGCAGCGACGGGCGGGCGCTGGGCGGCGACGCGCATCTGCAGCAGTCGCTGGCCGACCTGCTGACCACGCCGAAGGGCAGCCGCGTGATGCGGCGCGGCTATGGCGTCGATCTGGGCGCGCTGATCGACGCGCCGTTGGGCCAGCGCACGGCGGTGGATTTCTTCATGGCCTGCGCCGAGGCGATCGGGGAGTGGGAGCCGCGCTACCGGCTGCGCCGGGTGCAGGTGTCGGACGCCGGACCGGACGGCGCGGTGACGGTCAGCCTGAGCGGCGTGGTGGACGGCCGCCAGACCGACGCGGGCGTGGTGATCGGCGCCGGGGTGCTGTCATGACCGTCGCCAACCCGTTCGACGCGGTCGATCTGGGCGCGCTGCCGCCGCCCGACGTGATCGAGACGCTGGCCTATGAGGCGATCCTCGAAGCGCTGAAGGCGGATTTTTCCGCGCGCTGGCCCGCCTTCGACGCCTGGGTCGAGAGCGACCCGGCGCTGAAGCTGCTGGAGGTGGCGGCGTATCGCGAGTTGCTGTGGCGCCAGCGGGTCAACGACGGCGCGCGCGCGGTGATGCTGGCCAGCGCGACCGGCGCCGACCTCGACCATCTGGCGGCGCTGATGTCGGTGGCGCGGCGGGTGCTGGACCCCGGCGACGCGCAGGCCGCCCCGCCGCGCGCGCCGGTGCTGGAGGACGACGCGACGCTGCGCCGCCGGGTGCAGCTGGCGCTGGAGGCCGCCACCGCCGCAGGCACCGCCGGGCGCTACATGTTCTACGCGCTGGGCGCCGATCCGCGCGTCGCCGACGCCGCGATCACCTCGCCGCAGCCCGGCGACGTGCTGGCGACCATCCTGTCCACCGACGGCGACGGGACCGCCGACGCCGCGCTGCTGACGGCGGTGGAGGCGGTGCTGAAGAACCCCGCGATCCGCCAGCTCAACGACAGCGTGTTCGTCGCGGGCGCGCAGATCCTGACCGTGGCGGTGACCGCGACGCTGACGCTGGCGCCGGGGCCGGGCGCCGAGGTGGCCGAGGCGGCCGCCCGCGCCGGGCTGGACGCGCTGCTGGCGCGGGCGCGCAGGCTGGGCCGGTCGCTGCCGCGCAGCGCGATCTTCGCGGCGCTGACCGTGCCGGGCGTCGAGCGCGTGGCGCTGGCCGCGCCGGCGGCCGACGTCGAGGCGACCGCGACGCAGGCGGTCTCGCCCGGCGTCGTCACCATCACCGTCGAGACGGCGCCATGACCGCCGCGCTGCTGCCGCCGAACGCGACCGCGCTGGAGCGCGCCGCCGCCGACGCCATCGGCGCGCGCTTCGATGCGCCGGTGCCGATCCGCGACCTGTGGTCGCCGGAGCGCTGTCCGGCGGCGCTGCTGCCCTGGCTGGCGTGGGCGCTGTCGGTCGATGTCTGGGACGCCGCCTGGCCGGAGGCCACCCGGCGCCGCGTGATCGCCGAAAGTCTGGCGATCCACCGCATCAAGGGCTCGCGCGCCTCGGTCGAGCGCGCGATCGCGGCGATGGACCTGGGCGCGGTCGAGATCGTCGAGGGAAACGCCGCCAACCGCTACGACGGCGCGACGCTCTATGACGGGGCGCAGAGCTATGGCGCGCCAACGCACTGGGCGGAATACCGCGTGTTCGCGGCGCAGCGGATCTCGAACGCGCAAGCGGACCAGATCCGCGCCAGCCTCGCCGCGACCGCGCCCGCGCGCTCGCACCTGGCGGCGCTGGATTTCACCGCGGCGCCGCTGCTCTACGACGGCGCCGCACCCTATGACGGCAGCTTTAACTACGGGGTGGCGTGATGGCCAATCTTCTGGAGACCAGCACGTTCGCGGCCGGGATCACCCGGATCGAGACCACAGAGCCGGTGATCGGCGGCGAGGACGGCGTCGCCAACCGGGCGCCGAAACTGCTCGCCAGCCGCACGCGCTGGCTGAAGGATCAGATCGATGCGCTGGCGGCGACGCTGGGCAGCCTCTACGCGCTGCGCACCGGCGACTACACCACGCTGCGCGCGCGGGCGACGACAAAGGCGGACGTCGGCCTGGGATCGGTCGCCAATTACCCACCGACCAACGACGCCTCCGGCGGCTCGACCAGCCAGGTCGCCACGGCGGCGGCGGTAAAGGCGGCGGTGGCTGGCGTTGTGGCGCCGCCGACCAACCTGGGCGTCGGCGGGGCGGGCGACAGCCGCACCATCACCAGCTCGACCGGCGCGGCGGCGACGCTGCCGCTGGCGTCATCCACCAGCGCCGGGCTGATGCGCGCCGCCGACAAGACCAAGCTCGACAGCGTGGCGCCGAACGCGCAGGCGAATGTCGGCACCAACATCACCACGTCGGTCAGCACGACGCAGCTGACCATATTCAGCAGCACTGGCGGTGACGCCACCGTCAATGGCGCCACACAGACGACGGCGGGAATTCTGAGGGCGTCCGACAAGGCGAAGCTCGACGGCATCGCATTCAATGCAGAGGTGAACGATCCTACTGACCTCGGCGTCATCTATGGCGCAGCCAGCATCACGGTGACCAGCTCAACGGGCGCCAACGCAAGCATCCTGAACGCCACGACCACTCAGTCCGGCATGATGGGGCCGGGCGACAAATCCAGGCTGGATAACCTGGTCTCTTGGCCGGGCGTCTATAGCGGGAGTTCAAGCAGCAACCTGACGTTCCCGATCGGCGCGACTGTGCTGGTCAGCGACGCCCTGAAAACCCGCACCAGCAGCGCGCTGATCTATCTCGGCGCGGCTGACACCTTCAGCTACCGCTTCACGGCGTCAGGATCGCCCCTGACCGGCACATGGCGCGCGCGTGGCGCGGCTGTCGTCGGCGCCAACATCACCGAAATGGAAAGGATCGCGTGATGCAGTTCCGGGACATCCATGACGTTCGCACGCTGCCCGAGACGCAGCCCGCCTATCTTGTCTCGGTTGAGATTGAAGTGAACGCCGAGTGGCTGCGCGTCGAGTATCCCGCCCGCGCGGGCGGCGGCGGGATCAGCGACGCCATTCTGGCGGCGATCGCGGCGGGCGATTTCAGTGGGCCGGTCACCGACTATGCGCCGCCGCCGCCCGCGCCGCCCGCCAGCCTGCCGCGCGCGGCGTTCTGGCTGTATCTGCTGACGCTGGGCCAGACGCGCGCCGGCGTCCACGCCGCGCTCGACGCGATGCTGGCGGCGGATCAGATCACCGCCGACCACGCCGCGCGGCTGCGGATCAAGATCGACGACGCCGCCGTCTATGAGCGGCTCGACCCCGATCTGCTCGACATGGCGCAGCGGCTGGGGCTGGCCGCCGACCAGGCCGCGCTCGACGCGCATTTCATCGCAGCCGCAGGCTGAACACGCACCGGCTGACAAGGGAGGCTTTCCATGGCTGAGTTTCTGCACGGGGTCGAGGTCGTCCAGATCGACGACGGCATCCGCCCGATCCGCACCGTCCGCAGTTCGATCATCGGGCTGGTCGGCACCGCGCCGCTGGCCGACGCCGTGGCGTTCCCGCCCGACGTGCCGGTGCTGGTGAGCGGGCCGCGCGCGGCGGCGGCGCTGGGGGCGACGGGCACGCTGCGCGACGCCTATGACGCGCTCTACGCGCAAGGAGCGTCCGTCGCCATCATCGTGCGCGTCGATGAGGGCGTTGACGAGGCCGGGACCATCGCCAAAGTGATCGGCGACGCCACCGCGCTGACCGGCGTGCACGCGCTGCTGACCGCGAACACCGTGGTCAGGCAGACGCCGCGCATCCTGTGCGCGCCGGGCTTCACCGGCGCCCGCAGCGGCGTGACCGCCAACGCGGTCACCGCCGCGCTGATCCCGATCGCCGAGCGGCTGCGCGCGGTGGTGATCGCCGACGGGCCGAATGCGACCGAGGCCGAGGCGCTGGCCGCCGCGACCGATTTCGGCTCGGATCGTCTCTATATCGTCGATCCGTGGCCGAGGGTGTTCGACAGCGACGCGGCCGGGGTCGCAGTGCGCCCGCCCAGCGGCTTCGCCGCCGGGGCGCTGGCGCGGCGCGACATCGAAAAGGGCTTCTGGTGGTCGCCGTCGAACCAGAACCTCAACCTGGTGGTCGGCGTGTCGCGCCCGGTGGCGTTCGGCCTCAGCGACAGCCAGACCGAGGCCAACCGCCTCAATGAGGGCAATGTCGCGGTGATCATCCACCAGAACGGCTATCGGCTGTGGGGCAACCGCACCACGGCGACCGACCCGCTGTGGGCGTTCCTGAGCGTGCGGCGCACCGCCGACATGATCTACGACAGCATCGAGCGCGCGCATCTGTGGGCGATGGACCGGCCGCAGAGCGCGCAGCTGATCGTCGATATCCGCGACAGCGTGCAGGCCTATCTCGACGAGCTGACCGGCCTCGGCGCGCTGCTGGGCGGGCGGGTCTGGTTCGACCCCGAGCTCAACAGCCCCGCCGTGCTGCAGTCGGGCCGGGTCTATCTCGACTTCGACATCGAGCCGCCCGCGCCGCTGGAGCGGCTGACGTTCCGCGCCCACCGCAACGGCGACTATTACGAGACGCTCGCGCTCGAAGTCGCGGCGACCAACTAGAGGAGATGACCGATGGCCTATCCGCGCACGATCCGCAACTTCAACGCCTTCGTCGACGGGACGGGGTATTTCGGCCTGGTCTCGAAGGGGACGATGCCCGACCTCAAGCTCCAGACCGAGGCGTTCCGCGCCGGCGGCATGGATGCGCCGGTGATGGTCGATATGGGCATGGACGCGCTGGAGGCGGAGCTGGAGTTCGACGAGTTCAGCCCCGCGCTGCTGAAAAGCTTCGGCGCCCGCACCCGCTTCGTGCTGCGCGCGGGCGCCCAGGGCGAGGACGATTTCGAGGCCGACAGCATCGTGTACACGCTCGGCGGCCGGATCACCGAACAGGCGCAGGACGCGTTCGGCGCCGGGAACGCCGCGCGGCTGCGGCTGAAGATGGCGGTGGACTATTACCGGCTGGAGCACAACGGCGAGACCATGGCCGAGATCGACGTGCGCAACGGCCGCCGGGTGATCGGCGGAACCGACCAGCTGCTGGCGCTGCGCGCCGCGATGGCGATCTGAGGGAGCGACGCGCATGAAAACCCTCACCTTGCGCGACGCCGTCACCGTGGACGGCAAGCCGTGCCGCAGCTTCACGCTGCGCGAGCCGACCGGCGCCGACCTGCGCGGCATCGGCCTGATCCAGCTGCTGCAGGGGTCCGCCCCCGCGCACGCCAAACTGCTGCCGCGCATCGCGACGCCGCACCTGACCGCCGAGCAGGTCGAGCTTTTGCCGCTGTGCGACCACGCCGCGATCATGGCGGCGCTCGCGGGTTTTTTCGGCGATGGGAGCGCGCTCTCGGAGGGGGAGCAGGCGGACCCCGACGCGCTGGCGGCGACGCTGAGCTGAGCCTGCCCGACGACATCGAGGCGGCGATGGCCGACATCGCCGCCGTGTTCCACTGGGGGCCTGACGCCCTGGGCGCCATGACCCCCGACGACATCGCCCGCTGGCGCGCCCAGGCGCTGGCGCGCAGCGGCGGAAAGGAGGATCAGCGATGAGCAGCTTCACCGTCTCGATGATCCTGTCGCTGGTGGACCGCGCCACCGGCCCGCTGCGCGCGGTGACGCAGAAGATGGGCGCGGCGGCGGCGGCGGCGGGGCGGCTGGCCTCGCCTGAGAACATCGCGCGGCTGGAGGCGCAGCGCGGCGCGCTGGCGCGGCAGGCGCTGGCGGCGGGCGGCATGGCCTTCGCGCTGCAGCGCGCGCTGCGCCCGGCGATCGCCTTCGAGAGCGCGATGGCCGACGTGGCCAAGGTGGTGGATTTCCAGGGCGAGGGCGCGATGGCGGCGCTGGCCGACGACATCCTGCGCCTTTCGACCCGGATCCCGATCGCCGCCGAGGGGCTGGCCGCCATCGCCGCCGCCGCCGGTCAGGCCAACCTGATCGACGCCGCGCTGCCCGATGACGCGCGCCGCGCCCAGCTGACCGCCTTCGCCGAGGCGGCGGCGAAGATGGGCGTCGCCTTCGAGATCGGCGCCGCCGAGGCGGGCGAGGCGATGGCCACGCTGCGCAACGTGTTCCAGCTGACCCAGCCGCAGGTCGAGCGGCTGGCCGACGCCACCAACCACCTGTCCAACAGCATGGCGTCCACCGCGCGCGACATCACCGACGTTCTGAAGCGCGTCGGCGGCTCGGCCACCATGTTCGGGCTGGCCGAGGAGCAGACGGCGGCGCTGGCGTCGAGCTTTCTGGCCGTCGGGCTGGGGCCGGAGCGCGCGGGCACCGCAATCAACGCGCTGACGAACCGGCTTCAGACCGCGACCGATCAGGAAGACAAGTTCCACGACGCTCTTAAGCAGCTCGGGACCGACGCCGAGACGCTGACCCGCGCCATCGGCGAGGACGCCGACGGCGCCCTGCTGGCGTTCCTGGAGACGGTGCGCGCGGCCGAGAACCCGATGTCGGTGCTGACCAAGCTGTTCGGGCGCGAGAACGCCGACGAGATCGCGCTGCTGGTGCAGTCGCTGGACCAGGCGCGGCGCGCCTTCGGGCTGATCG